TGGATGTCTTCGAGCGTGCCGCTGAAGACCTGGCGGAAGTCAGCCTTGGGCCAGGCGGGGTCACCCAGGAACAGGCGCACGGGCCGGCCGTCCCAGGCGTCCGTCAGCCAGGCGTCACGCACGCCGCTGCTGTTGTCGATGTCGATGTCGCCGTAGCCGATGAGGCTGCGGCCGCGGAAGGCTTCGGCAAGCTGGCTGCGCACCCAGGGCACATCGAGCACGATGTCGTCATACCCGGTGCTGGCGGGGGTGTCGCTGGGCGTGGTGACGAAGCCGTGCGTGCTCATGTAGCGCGTGCCCACGGCGCCGGCTGAGAAGGCTTCGGCCTCCACCAGCACCACGCGGCGCTGGTTGTCGGCGCGCAGCCAGGCGGTGTATTGGGCGTCACTGATGGGCATGTCAGCTTGCCCCGCCGCCGGCCATGGTCGGGTCGTCGTAGTAGATTTGGTCTGCCAGGGCGCGGCCGTTCTTGTCCAGCGCCTTCACCAGCGCGCCCTCGAGCTCGCCCACGCGGGCGATCAGGCGCTCCAGCGTGCTGACGGTGGCGGTGGTGCCGGCCGTGGTGGCTTCCGTCAGCGAAGACAGGCCCTCCATGCTGGTGCCGCCCAGAATCTGCTGCACCACGCCCGTGGTGGGCGCCATGTTGGCCAGGGTGGACAAGCTGCCGCCGTTGCTTTCCAGGAAGCGGCCCACGGGCGCGAAGGCTTCGCCCAGCGTCAGCAGCTGCGAAAGCCGCTGGCGGCCTTGCTCGTTGCTGACATCGGTTCCTTCCACCAGGCGGCGGAAGTCGGCACGGCTGAAGATCTGCGTGTCAATGCCCAGGCTGGCGAGCTGGTCACGCACCTGGCGGGCCTGGATGCCGGCCAGCTCGGCCTCTTCGTAGTAGTTCTGGGCGAAGCTCTGCGTCTTCGCCACGAAGCTCTCCATCCCGCCCGCGAAGCCGAGGAGCTGCTCACGCGCATCCACGCTGAGGTTGGCCACGCGGCTGAACACACCGCCGAACTCGTTGATGGTCTCAGCAAACGTCTGCAGGCCGGCCAGGCGTTGCAGGGTGTCAGAGATAGCCTCACCGGCCTTCTGGAAGGGCGCAAGCTGGCCCTGGAAGGTGTTGGCGCAAGCTGGCCCTGGAAGGTGTTGGCCAGGTCTGCGGCGTAGCGGCCGAACAGGGCCTGGATCTCGGCCTGGTCTTTGGTGGCGTCGCCCGAGAGTTTGATTTTGAACTGCGTGGTCACGGTGCTCAGCGCATCGCCCGGCAGTTTCAGGGCCTGGGCCCAGGCGCGCGTGCTGTCCAGCACGCCCATGGCGCCGGCCGTGAGGGCGGCAGAGGTTTCGTCGCCCAGGGCGCTGAAGTTGGTGCCGCTGCGGTTGCTGCGGAACCAGCCGCCTTTCTGGAACCAGTCCGCGAAGGATTGGCCGGTGGCCGCGCCACCGCTGAGCGAGCCCTGGATGCCGCTGTCGCGCATTTCCGGGGCTTTGCGGCCGAAGGCGCGGTTTACCAGGCCGCCCACCAGGCCGGCGATGGGGCCGATGCCGGGGATGGCGCTGGCGATGCCGGCGATGGTGTTGACGGCGCCGCCGGCGCTGTAGCCGCCGGACAGGCCCTTGCTCAAGCCGTAGCCCAGGAAGCCATTGCCCAGCATGCCCAGGCCGGAGCCGAGCATGCTGCCCATGCCCGTGGGGCCGGCCACCAGGTTGCCGCCGATGTTCTGCACCGTGGAAAGGCCCAGCGCCTGGCCCACGGTGCTGTTCATGATCTGCATGGCCAGCGTGTTGACGACGCTGCCGTTCAGCAAGGTGGAAGCCGCGCCCAGCAGCCCACCGATGCCACCCACGCCGGCCATGCCCCCCGCACCGGCCGCGCCCGTGCCCGCAGAGGCGGCGCCAGAGAACCCCATGGCACCGGCAAAGGCCCCGGCGATCGGGTTGACGATGGCCTGAATGACGGGGCGCAGCACCATGCTGCGGAACAAGCCCTTGATGTACTCCCAGGCCGACTTGCCGCCCTGCATCAGGGCGTCGGAGAGGGATTGGCCGATCTGGTCGGTGGTGCGGCGCCACTCGTCTTCGATCTTTCGGGTTTGCTCGATGCTGTCGCGCACGGTTTCCCGGTTGACGATGGCCTCGCGCACGCTCTTGGCGTATTCGTCGTATTCGTAGGTGCCGGCCTTGACGCCGCGGGCCTCAGCCGCCAGCAGGGCGATGGTGACTTCGCGCTCCACGTTGCTCATCTGCAGCATGAGGGTTTCGCGGTCGATGGCCTCGATGAGGCCCTGCGAGGTCTTCAGGCGCTGGGTGTCGATGATTTCCTGCGCGTCCTGGTCTTTCAGGGCGCTGCGGCGGGCCATGATTTCGCGGTCTGCGGCTTCCACGGTGGCCGTGGCCAGGGCCTGGCGCACGCTGATGCGCTCACGAATGGCGGCGGCCTGGGCCTTGAGGGAGTCGTACTCTTTGGCGTCCAGGTTGCGGTCCATCGCGCGGATGGCCTGGGTTTCCAGCAGCACGGCCTGCTCTTCTTCGCGGGCGCTGATGATGTCTTGGAAGGCCTGCTTGCCCAGCACCATCTGTGCCACCTGCTCGGCCAGGGTCTGGTTTTCCTTGACTAGCTTTTCCGCGCTGGCGCTCAGGGTTTCCAGGTACTTCTCACGCACCTTGACGGCTTCGCCCGTGGCCTTGGCTTCGTCGCTCAGGCCTTCGCTGCCACCCTTGCCGGCGTATGAGGCGCGAATGGCGGCAATGCGGCGCTCCACCTCGGCCTGGGCGATCTTGCCTTCCAGGCCCAGTCGCTGGGCCTCAGTGATCGCCTTCTGCATCTTCTGCTGGTCACTGAGGTACTGGCTGCCCTTCTTGTCCCACTCGGCGCGGGCCTTCACCATGGCGGCGCGCTCAGCGTCCAGCGTGATGCCGCGGGCTTGCAGGCGCAGGGCGTCGATGGCGGGCTGATAGGCGCCCCGGTTGTCGCTGCGAGCTGAGGCCTGCGCAGACGTGCGCGCGGCGAGCTGGTCGCGCACGGTCTTAAGCTGCTTTTCGACGCTGTCTTCACGGCCCAGGCCCAGCATGGCATCCCAGGCTTTCTTGGCGTTGTCCGCCACAAAGCGCCAGCCCTTCTCAACGTAGCCGAGTTGCTCTTCCAGCGTTTTCGCGCTCGCCTTTGTCTTGGCCAGCGCGGCTTCCGTGGCCACGGCGCCTGCCTCGGCGGTGCGTCCCTGGGCCTCCAGGGCCTTCACTTGCTCGTAGACGCTCAGCGTGAGGAAGCGCGTGCTCTCGTTGAGCTTGATGGATGCAGTCAGCGGATCTTTGGCCAGGGCGGCGAACTGCTTGGCGGTTTCCTCAGCAGCAGGCCCGCCCGCGCGCTCCAACTCAATGGCGGCTTGGGCCACGCGCTCCAATGAACTGGCGGCGATGTCGCCACTGGCAGCCATGGCAGCCAGGACTTCAGCGGCCCGGCCCTGAGTGCCGGCCACGGCACTGATGCGCGCAGCCATCTGGTCCAGCGCGCCAGCCGTGGTGCCCGCAGCGTTGCCGCTGAGCGTGAGGGCCTTGACATAGGCGTCCATCTCACGCGAGCCCATGAACGCGGCCAGGCTCACCGTGCCAATGGCAGCGGCGGCCACCGTCAGCGGGTTGATGAGCGTGCGCAGGTAGCCGGTGACGCCCTGGATGGCCTGGCCGATGCCGCCGTAGGAATCCTTGATCTGGCCGCCCTGCTGGATGAAGACCATCCACGCCGGCATGCCGCTGGCCAGGCTGGTGACCACATCGGTCATCTGCATGGCAAGCTGGCGGTTGGCCTGGCGCAGCAGGTTGGCTTCCACGCGGGCGTCGCGGGTTTGCTGGGTGTACTGCGCCATGGCCTGGCTGACGCTGCCAATGCCGGCCGTGCTGCCCCCAAGCTGCTGGAAAGCATCGGCCACGCGCACGGTCTGCGCGTCCACCGCGCCCATGGCCTGCTCGACCTTGACAAGCTGCGCCTGGATGGCCTCAGCGCCCGTGACGCCCAGCTTGAAACCAATGTCGCTGCCGCTCATGCGCGCACCGCCCTACCGGGCGCTCCTGTCACTGGCCTTGCGCTGGCGGCGCCATTCCGCAAGGGTTTCGTCCTCAAGGATCTGCAGCTCGGCCAGCACTTCGGGCACCCGGGGGCGCTGCACCAGGCGGCGCATGCGGATGAGGCTCTCGATGCCGGCGTAGTCCAGGCCCGTGGGGCCGTCGAAGCCCACGCGCCACTGCGTGCGGCACGCGGCGAAGACGCCCAGCACTTCTTCGTGCTCGGGCCAGAGGAAAAACAGCGGCTGCCGGCGCGTTGACGCTTGATCCACGGCCACAAGGCCGAAGGCGGCCAGCGCCGCGGCGGTTTCGTCGTCAGCGTTGGCGGGGTCTTCGTCATCGGATTCGGGCGGCGCGTCGTCATCTTTTCCTCGGACCAGCTCACCACGGGCAAGCAGGCGCGCCGCCTCCCTCAGTTTTTTTCCTTGCCCTTGACGCCGCAGGCCTCGATGTAGGCTCGGAAGATCAGCCCGGACATGCCCACGATGTTGAGCAGCGAGGCCAAGGCCGTGGGGGTGAAGGGCAGATCGTTGCCGGCGTCGTCTTGCACGGTGTACCAGTCCTTCACCACGCCGGTGAGGAACTCGGGCACGGTGCGCTCTTCGCTTTCCAACTCGGCCTTGAGTTCGTCAGCCGGCAGGCGCTTGCAGACGAGCGTGAAGCTGAAGGGCTGCCCGCCCCGCCCGTTTGCATCGGGCAGGCGGCCGGCCACGGGCACGGTGATGGTGTCGGAGATGACCAGGCGGAATGCCATGTGCGCGCCCCCGGTTTACAGGCACACGAGCCGCAGCTCGTCATTGCCCGCGCTGGTGGGAGTGAAGCGCAGGCTCTGGCCGATGTGCACGTCGCCTTCGTACTCTTGATCGGTGGGGTCAATCCGCTGCACTTGGGGCGCGTGCAGGACGATGCCCACGCCGGCACCGGTGCTGTGCGTGAAGCCCAGCGTGGTGTTGGTGTTGCTGTTGATGTCGGTGAGGAAGGACACCTCTTGCGCGGGCGTGAGGTCCAGCTGCATGCTGCCCTGGACGTTGCGGTCACTGATCTGCACGGCCTGGCCGCCCAGCAGGGCCTTGCGGCTGACGGTGTTCTGCAGGTTGATGCTGAGGCCCCGGCTGGGGTAGGTGGTGCCGCCCGTCAGCACGCCTGCGGCGTAGGTGGCGCCGAGGTTGATGTCCCCGGTGTTCACGTCCGACACCACCTGGGGCGCGCGGAAGGCGGTGAGCGTGACCGTGGGGTCTGCCGTGGCGGTGCGGCCACCGTCCAGGCCCACCATGGAAAAGCGCAGCATGGGCGCGGCGCCTTCGTTGAGCATGATTTCCACGTTGCCCATGCAGCCCAGGGCCACGCGGCGCACGCCGTCCAGGTGGTAGTAGATGGTGACGCTGGAGAAGCTGGCCGAGACGGGCGTGTATTCCACGCGGGCCGGCACGGTCAACAAGGCTTCAGCCATGCCGCAGGCGCGCAGCACAGGGCCCCAGGCGGGGGCGGTGCCGGCGGTGCCGCTGTTGGCCAGCTCGATCTCGAAGTTGATTTCGACGAAGCGCGTGCCGGCAAGCTGGCCGCTGCCGCCGAAGTACGGGCGGATGAAGTTGCGCTCGACGTTGTTGTACGCCAAATTGAAGCTGGCGTTGGACACCAGCATGGCGTTGGCCGCGCCAGTGGGCACGCTGTCAACACCGTAGGTGACTTCGGTTTTGACCAGGATGGCGGTTTTGCGAATCAGGCGGGGCATGGTGCTTATTCCTCAGCGGCGGGGTTGGGGGCGGCGGCGGGCGCGGGGGCGGCATCCACCTCGGGCAGTGGCTGCCATTGGCCATCGGCCCACGTCCAGCGGCCGCCTGCGGGCGGGGTGCCCACCGGGGTGGTGGACGGCGCAGCGGCGGCGGTGTCAGGGGCGGCGGTCTTGGTCATGGGTTACGTCCAGGCGGCCAGCGTGGTGCTGGTGGTGCGGTGGTTGACGGTGAGGTTGATGACGGCGGCGACTACGGCCGTTTCGCCGTCGTCGAGCTGCCAGTCGATGGCGGGCTGCATGCGCACGTCAATGGCGCCCAGGCCGGCCGGGTTGGCGGTGGACAGGCGCTGCCATACGGCCTCCAGCAGGGCGTCCACGGCGGCCATGGGGTCAGCGGTGCCGCTGGCGGCGCGGGCCAGGCACTCCACCTGCACCTGCGTCATCCAGTCATACGGCCCGCCCAGGATCTGCGGCGTGTTGGCGCGAGACTGCACCAGGCGCACCACCACGGCCTCTGTGGTGGCCGCAGAGACCGGGCGCGTGGTGTTGACCTTGACGTTGCCGCCGGCCACCGCAGGCGCGGCCACCAGCGCGGCGACGATGGCGGACTGGATGGCGAGGTGGGCGCTCATGGCTATGCGCGCTCCAGCATCAGCAGGCTCAGGCCCGTGCCGTCAGGCTCGTGCGCGGCGATGAGGTAGTTCACGGCGCCCACCACCGCCGTCTGGCCCACGGGGTCAGCCGCCACGTCAGCGGTGCGCAGGCGCAGCGTGGGCTGCGTGCCGGCCATGCCGATGCCCACCGAGCCCAGCGCGAACCCGTTGTCGAACACCGCCTGCACGCTTTGGCCGGCCACCGTCACCGCCTGGCCCAGGGCCTGGAGGGTGACGGTGTTGCAGGTGTCCAGCGCGGTGGCGAAGGTCATGGCGGGCCGGGGCGGGCTTGCGGGGGTTCAGGCGCGGGCTGCAGGGCCAGCTACGGCGTCAGGTGCCCGCTGCCAGGAAGCGGCCCAGCTTGATCTGCACCGTGGGGCTGGGGTTGACGGCGGCGGACACGGCAACGCCCACGCACACCTGGCCGGCGCTGGTCGTGTTGACCACGCTGCCCGCGGCGTTCCAGAACAGGCGGTC